CATGACACAATGTTAATGCACTACGCTCTAGATGAAAATGATAGTCACGGATTAAAACAATTAGCTCTAAAGTATACAGAGTATGGTGACTATGACTCTGAACTAGATGACTTTAAAAAGACATACTGTTCAAGTAAAAGTATGCTACTTGAAGATTTTACCTATGATCTTATTCCGTTTGATGTAATATCAAAGTATGCTGCTATTGATACAGCAGTAACAATTACACTATTTAATAAGTTCTGGCCTAATCTTCAAAATAATCTTAAAATTCTATCAGTATATAAAACAATTTTAATTCCTGGTACACTATTCCTTATGGATATGGAAGAAGTAGGAATTCCTATTGACAGAGAAAGAATGACAGCGGCTGAAGGCTTTTTAGATACACAAATTGCTGAGGCTAAACAAGCTGTTTATGGATTTGAACACGTTAAACAGTTTGAAGCAGATGCAGGGATTATATTTAATCCAAACTCAGTACAGCAATTACGTAAAGTATTATTTGATTATGTTAAGCTTACCCCCACAGGAAAGAAAACAGGTACTGGAGCAATATCTACAGATGCTGAAGTATTAGAAGAGCTATCGGAAGAACACCCACTTCCTGCAGCTATTTTAAAAGTACGTCAGCTTGGAAAGATTAAGAATACTTATATTAGTAAGATTTTACCGGAGCTTGATAAAGATGGGCGAATTCGTACAAACTTTAATCTTATTTTTACCACTAGCGGGCGTTTATCTAGTAGTGGCAAGTTTAATGCTCAGCAAATACCTAGGGATAATCCGATCATTAAAGGATGCATTAAAGCACCAACAGGATACAAAATAGTATCTCAAGATTTGACTACTGCTGAAATGTACTATGCAGCAGTGTTAAGTAATGATAAAAATCTACAACAAGTTTTTACTAGTGGTGGTGATTTTCACTCAACTATTGCTAAAATGGTGTTTGATCTAACTGTATTTTATATGGGTCTGGGCCACAGAAAGTATCAGATACAGTATCTAAATCAACTGGAGAATATTATGGTATCGATAGAGCAAAACAAGATATTAAGTCCTACTTTGACAAGTTTAACAAACTCAAAGGGTGGCTTAAATCACGCAAAGAATTTATTGAAGCTAACGGTTATACTTATAGTTTCTTTGGTAGGAAGCGTCGTCTTATCAATGTGTTTTCCTCTGATAAAGGAATTGCGGCACACGAAGTTAGAAGTGGAATTAACGCAGAAATACAATCCCTAGCCTCAGACATGAATCTATTTGGAGCTATGGATACTGCTAATGAAATTAAAGCTAAAAAGATAGATGCACAGATATTTATGTTGGTTCATGACTCAATAGTAGCATTAGTTAAAGATGAGTGTGTGGAAGAATATTGCGAAATCTTAAAAAGAAATACACAAAAAGATCGTGGATGTTCCATTAAGGGACACCCTATTGGAGTAGACCAAGAAATAGGTCAGGATTATAGCTTTGGAAAATTCGATAAACAGTATCTCATTGAAGGAACTAGCTTATCCAATATTTAAACTAGGTTTAAATAAGCCGGAAACTGTTGATGGAGTAATATTTTACTTATATCAATATGTTTCCGATGAGCAGGAACAAGTTAGTAAATTAAAAATAGTAGATGATCTAAATATTAAAAAAGATACTTTATCCTTACGCAGACTTAAATTAAAATCAGAAAATATTGATTTATTTAAAATAAGTAAAGCAATTTACTTTTTAGGTGATCTAATAAAATTATCTACACCACATACTTGGTTTATAGATTCCAAAGGTGTAATATTTAAATATATAAAAAGCACTAAAGCTGAATTAACTTTTCATAAAGTTATACAAGTAATACCAATTAAAACTGGTGGTGCTATAATAGAAGTAGAAAATATAAGTACTAGATTTAAAGCCTTATATACTCCTGAAAGTGCTAATAGATACGCAGGTATTTTAAACTATGGAAAATCTTTAATTTTATATGGTTTTTATAGTCAGGAACACTCAAAAACTTGGAGAAGGATATAATGGCAAAAGCTATAATTTCAAATAAAATATATTTGGATGTTACGCCTGAGATAGCAAAAAAATTAATTAATAATCTTACTTATAAAATACGTAGGAATATTCCTGGTGTTAAAAACCATTTTGTACAATACGATATAATAAAAAACTATAAAGTTCCTGAAGATTACGAAGTTCAAGATAAAAGAATTATATGTGATCTTCCATTTCCTGACCCTAAATTTCCGCTAAGAGGAACGCAGGTTGACGTATTTAATGAAGTAGATGATACTTGCTTTATTAATGCTATGGTAGGTTGGGGCAAGACATTCACTGCTCTACACATTGCTCGCAAGCTAGGTCAAAAGACTTTGATTGTGTGTCACAATACAATGCTCAGAGATCAGTGGATAGAAGAAGTAGAAAAATTATTTGAAATGCCTGTGGGAGTAATTGGGTCTGGTGAGTTTGATATTGATCACTCTATAGTTGTAGGTAATATTCAAACCTTAACTAAGTTAGTACCTAAAATTTGCAAAGAGTTTGGTACTGTTATAGTTGATGAAGCACACCACTGCCCTGCCAGTACTTTTACAACATTTATTGATGGTATGTACGCTAGATATAAAATAGGTCTTAGTGGTACAATGCAGCGTAAAGACGGCAAGCAAATACTATTTAGAGACTTCTTTGGTAGTAAACTATATCAGCCACCTCAAGAAAACACATTAACACCTACAGTTCAAATAGTAAAAACTGGAATTGCACTATCTCCAGGAGACACTTGGGTTAAGAAGATTAATAACTTACTATATGACACAGATTACCAAAGATTTATAGCTGCAGCAGCAAATCTTCAGATTGCTAAGGGTCATAAAGTACTTATAGTTGCGGACAGGGTAGAGTTTTTACAACAAGTAGGAGAACTAATTGGTGAAACGTGTGTGTGCATTACTGGTGGGACAACCTATGAAGAAAGAGTCCTGCTCAAAGAACAAGTTGAATCAGGAAAAAAGAATTGCATTGCTGGAAGCCGACAAATCTTTGCAGAAGGTATATCGGTTAATATCCTTAGCTGTGTAATCTTAGCAGTACCTATCGCTAACGATGGTTTACTAGAACAAATTATTGGGCGAATAATGCGTCAGCATGAAAATAAATTATCACCCTTAGTTCTAGATATGCAGTTTAGTGGAGTAAGCGATAGAAAACAGCAGTAATTATGGCTCTATTCTTTAACCTAAAAACACTTGAAGAACAGTCAAACGGTGATGCGAGTAAATTTATGGCTATGCTAGAATATCACTATTCTAAAAATTTGCCTTTAAAGTACTCTAGGTTTAAACCAAGCAAAGTACCTCTGACTGGTGGCTGTTTTATATTAAATCCAGCACCTCTATTTGCAGACAAATCAACAGATATACTATTCAAAATTCAATATCTAAAATTAGCAGCTAGACGGGACTATAATTTATATAAACAGTACAAATATCGAGGATTAGTATTATCCTATTTCCCCGATATAAATATCGATCTAATTAAAAACAATCCGTTATTAATAATAACAGAAACAGAAATACTCTTTAAATACGAGGAAAATTAAAAATGGCATTAGCATTTACAGCAACTAAAGGTAAAGCAGTTAAAAAATCTTTTGACGCCTTTGAATACAAAGACGGAGAAAACACAGTACGATTAATTGGGGGAATTTTACCTCGTTATGTTTACTGGCTAAAAGGTACAAACGGGAAAGATATTCCAGTTGAGTGCTTGGCTTTTGATCGTGATGCAGAAAAATTCAATAACAAAGAACATGATCATGTTCCTGAATATTTTTCTGATAAGAAGTGTTCTTGGTCTTACAGTGCTAACTGTATAGACTTAAAGGACGGGAAAGTAAAAATCCTTAACTTGAAAAAGAAATTATTTGAACAAATTTGTTCAGCCGCAGAAGATTTAGGCGATCCTACTGATACTGATACAGGTTGGGATGTTGTATTCAAACGTGTTAAGACCGGCCCCTTGCCATTTAATGTAGAGTATACTTTATCAGTACTACGTTGCAAGAAACGCCCTCTTACTGATGAAGAAAAACAGGCGGCAGCTGCTTCAGAAAGTATTGACATGAAGTATCCACGTCAAACGGCAGAGGAAGTAAAAGCTACATTAGAGCGTATTGTTACTGGAGCTATACCGGAAGAAGATTCTGCTACAGACTCTGAAGCAGTTAGCGATTTAACAGCTTAATAATCAAGCCCCTAAGTATCACTAACTTAGGGGCTTTTTTGACTATAAATAATGAAAGTTTTATTCACAGCAGATATTCATATTAAATTAGGTCAAAAAAATGTTCCTGTAGAGTGGGCTAAAAATCGCTATGAATTGTTTATTAAACAACTTAGAGATATTCAACAAGAATGTGACCTTTTAGTATTAGGTGGCGATATATTTGATCGTATGCCTACAATGGATGAATTAGAGATATATTTTGATCTAATATCTTCCATTTCGATTCCTTGCATTATATATGCAGGCAATCACGAAGCTTTAAAGAAAGATACTACTTTCTTTACTAGTTTAAAGCGTAGTACACAGAGACTAAATAAGGATGTTACAGTAATAGATGATTTTTATTCTTTAGAAGGTATGGATTTTATTCCCTACAATAAACTAAAAGATTTTGAAACATCTCCGCACGTAAATCCTGGTAAGATATGTTTTACTCATGTTCGTGGGGAAATACCCCCACACGTAAAACCAGAAATAGATTTAGAATTATTTAGTCGTTGGAAGGTAGTACTTGCTGGCGATTTACAC